GTAGACGCTCTGTGAGGGAATCCTTACTTTGTGTTTCAATGTTTAAGAAAGTAAAATAAATTCAAACCTGTACACACAGGCGTGCGCACTCGGATTGCACGTAAAAAAGAGGCCGATTCCCACCTATCGTCGGTAGGGTCAGAAGTTCTCTGACAGGGGCATTCTATACGAGTAATCGTATGACGAGTGTGAGACAACGACTGGAGGTTTGACGGGTTATGGAAAACCCAGTAGGGAGTGTGGAGTGCTCAAAGGGAGCTTCGTTTTTAGATGTGGTGACCCCACGTCGGAGCGATTTTCGCCCTAAACCGTTTTATACTTCTGGAACTCGAAGTGTAATCCACCTTTCAAGGAAAGGGGCGTGTCATGAGAAATCGTGATACATTAAGCAGACTGCCAGAGTCTGACCGTTTTCATGTTCTGAAGGAATGTGGGAGCGATTGACACTCGACGAAATGAGAGTGTTCGTTTTTTTTGTCTTTTTTGTTGACGAGACTAACAAAAGGGACGTCTTCACATCACAATGGCCACAACTGCAGATCTTCTGAAGTTCATCAGAAAGCAAATTAGGCGAGTGAAGCATGGGAAAGTTCGCGCAGATAGCTGTGACGGGAGTATCGATCGCCTTGTGCGACCGGGTGAAACCAGAGCGAAGCTGCTTGACCTGTTAGAGGGAGGGGTGAAAATCCCCGAGAGGCTTGCATTTTGGCACTATGAACTTACTAGTGTCATTTCACAGGGAGGAGGCCGTAAGTGGGAAGAATCTGAGATCTTAAGATTCTTCGGCCGACCCGTGGGAACTCCTGATGCATGTCAGCCTAGACGCGAAGGGAAGAGTGTTATGAAATCTTCCTGTCTACCTCCGTCGAATACCCATGTGCATACAAATAGTAGCAGAGCGAAACGCTTTTTGCATGCCGGTGATGTGTCCGTGACAGTAACTAAGAGAAAGGCGCTTCGGCGTCTAAAAGCTCTTTTACTGCGCACGTCCAGACAGTCGTTAGCTGTCGAAATATATCAGGCTGTGGTGAATGGTCCACAGCCCCCCGCTCCTCCAGAGGAGCCGTCGGATGACCACGAGCACAGTGGTTATCCCTGCGTCTTTTGTGGGCTTTCTCCGCGTCCAAGAGAAAAACCCAAATTCGTCCGCTGGTCAAGTACCTTGATTGTACCCAATTCGCTTAGCGAGTACAATGCTTGGATTGTCGCACGCTATGGACGAAAAACTCTTACACTGCGCTCGGCAAAGCAAGACCTGGTTGGCAGGTCATTTACCGGTGCCCTTTCGAAAGCAGTGGACCCTGAGCGGCGGGTCATCCGTTCACTTCCGAGGCGTTATAAGCCTTCCCCCACCTCGGATTTCAGAACATGGGGAACCTTGAATCTTGAGTTTGACAAGCTATGCGCACGTCAGAACGAGATTGATGAAGATCTTAAGTCATGCAAAGATCTTCGCGAGCAAGTGCGGTTACAAGCACTTCTCGAGAAAGTAGAAGGGTCCATGAGCGACATCAATTTAAGTCGCTGGACAATCTACCAAACCATTCTTGGTCATAAGCCTGATGGGCAATCCTTCTCGAAAAAGAAGGTAGATCAGGTCATGGAGTCATCTTTCGGCAGCCTTGATAAGGCCGGAACGATGGACTTCGTGTGGAATGGTGAGGTTTCGGATCCCTCTCGAATTTTCTCCCTGTACCTTGGGAGAAAAGCTTTCCTCAATCACACTGTCGCGAAGAAGACAGAAGCCTTGGGCGGCTTCTTCGAGCGTGTAACTCAAGACATGAAAACCCTTGATAATGACATGGCCTCGTGGGTTCGGACGGTTTCCGAGGCGGTCTTTTTTCCCTCTTCTTTCAAGGTCTGGGACGAATCCTATGTGCGAACTAAGGATGTCGGCTGCCTTGAGGCATCAAGAAGAGAGGGTGGCGTGCGCTCCGCCTATTATCTAGCAAAAGCGCACAATAAGCAGGTCGAACCTCTGAACAAAGATGAGGTCACTGCTAAACCCGTTGCGATCATAGCTGGTGGGAAGATACGGGTCATCACCAAAAGTGGTGCTTCTCACCAATATTTTGGGCCAGTAAACAAGTACATGGCCCATTGCATCCGAAAATGCGCGTGGTCGCTCTTTGGAAAAGAGGTCTCTGATGTGCTCAACCAACAGGGCATGGACCTAAGAGAGGAAGAAAGTTACCTCTCCGGAGATCTTGAATCTGCCACTGATCATTTTGACGGAAGACTCACTGAAATAGTGATTTCCGTTGCACTCTCTCGTCTTGGGATTGACGATCCTGAGACTCTTGAGCAAGCCTTTTTGGCCACCACCCGAGCTACCCTAAGAAAGGGTCTCCGTGGCCGAAAACCTGTGCCGCCGTTAGTTCAGTCATGCGGGCAACTTATGGGGTCCTTTTTGTCCTTTGGACCCCTGTGCATACTGAATTTCTGTGCCGCCACATTCCATGACCTGCGTCCGCAGGTCCTCTCTCTCCCCCGCTGGCTTCATAGAGAAGCCATTACCGACTTCGATCGCCTCCTTATCAATGGCGATGACTTAGTCAAGCCGGTGACTAGCCCTGACAATTGGCTAGATGGTGTCCGCCGTATTAACGGACGAGCTTCCCGTGGTAAGACCTTGCTCAATAAAAGGTATTACACGGTCAATTCGATGCTCGTCGACGGTCAGACCAGGACACTGGTACCTTGTATTCGTCCGTCAATCATGAACAAGATTGGTGACGGAGTGAAGCCTGCACCAGAAAGGCTTCGTTGTGCTCTGGAAATGAACATACCAGAGTATACGAAACGGTACATCATCGAAATGATGAACGCAGATCTCCCTCGATCATTGGGAGGTCTGGGTCTCGTACGGAGGTTTGATCCCGTTCGGTTTATATCTGCATGGAACGCGCAGATGATCACGGGAGAGAGGGTTGTCCTTGAAAAAAAGGACGGTGGTTTTTCGGTGGTCGCGGAGGAAGACGCGCGGCGCGACACCGGCTTGTTCGTGGTTCCGCGTAAACAGCTGGAGGAAATTCGAAAGTCACTTTATCTGTCGACCGATGTTCAATGGACGACTGGAAAAAAGATAGAGTGCCCTCTGTCCAACGCTATTACGCAATGGAACTTCTCTACTAAGAAAGAAAAAGAGAGAATAAAGAAAGTGTATATCCATCTCATGGATCTCGAGATGGATGAAGAAAAAGTAGTAAGATTACCAAGGATTGTGGGCCAGCTATACGCGCTGGAAGAATTTTTGGATGCACTGAATCCAAGCTGCTCTTAAATGAGGGTAGCAGTGGACGGCAACACAGGAAAGTGCCGAGTCGTTTTCTCCTGGCGATAGATAGGAGTGACGTGCTGCGACGATGGTGGTGCGTAGGACGGATAGTTAAACCCGAGCCACCGAATGGGGGTTGTCATGGGGACGATAAAAA